GGATTTGGAGATCGGAATTGCTTCAAGCGGATGAGATATCCTTACTATTATAAAAGACCTATCATGGTTCATAAGTTTGAACGTGACTTATTGAGAAGTAAAACTATGAATTTGTTCAGCGGTGATATCAAAGGTAAAAAGAAAGTGAATATCGTTAGTTATATTTTTCTTGAAGCATTTCCAATGAATATTCAAGCAATTCCATTTTCTTATGATGGATCTAGTATTACAAAGGTATCAGTTAACTTTGCATACACTCGTTATTTGGTAACTAAGAATGCTGGTATTGGTAAGAGTGCGGAAAAATTCTTGGATATCGCTGATCCAATGCAAGATGTCAAACCTTTTGGTAATACTTTTGATGGTGGAGATAACACTTTTAAAGGTTATGATATGGATCTTGCTGCATTTGGTGGAACTGTTGAAGGTCGTCAAATAGCATTTGAGCAATCACTGGCAGAAGCAACTGGTGGTGGAACATTAACAGGTGCTGGAACTATATCCGAATTGAATCAAATACAAAGAAGTGGAAATGTTGCATTCCCTGGTGTTATTGCTACCTAATAAATAAAATTACTGAAAAACCTATAGGATATTATGCCCTTACCAAAAATTTCTACACCGACTTATGAGTTGGAATTACCTTCATCTGGAAAGAAGATTAAGTATAGACCCTTTCTAGTTAAGGAAGAAAAGATTCTCATTCTTGCATTGGAAAGTGAGGATACAAAACAGATTACAAATGCGATCAAAAATATTCTCAAAGATTGTATTTCTACAAGAGGAGTGAAGGTTGATGATCTCCCTACTTTTGATATCGAATATATCTTTTTGAATATTCGTGGCAAGTCTGTAGGAGAATCCGTTGATTTAATTATCACTTGTCCTGATGATGGCGAGACTACTGTCCCTGTCAAAGTTTATATTGATGAGATCAATGTTGTAAAGGAGGACAATCATTCTAGAGATATCAAACTGGATGATACATTAACTCTGAGAATGAAGTATCCATCTCTTGCACAATTTGTTTCATCTAATTTTGATTTCAGTGGAGCAGATGATTCTGCCATTGAACAATCATTTGAAATGATCTCAGCTTGTATTGATGTTGTTTATAATCAAGAAGAATCTTGGGCAGCTGCCGACTGTACCAAGAAAGAATTAATGAGTTGGATTGAGACCTTGAATACAAAACAGTTCCAAGAGATTGAAGAGTTCTTCAATACTATGCCAAAATTATCTCATACGTTTAAGGTAACTAATCCAAAGACGGATGTTGAAAGTGAAGTAACGTTGGAAGGACTAAACAATTTTTTCGCATAATTATGGCTCACATCAGTCTTGAGTCGTATTATAAAACGAATTTTGGCTTGATGCAGCACCATAAATATTCATTAACGGAGATTGAAAATCTAATTCCTTGGGAGAGGGATATATATGTTGGACTCCTGAATGAATATATTGAAGAAGAAAATCTGAAGACCAGGCAGAGAAACGCTAGTTCAATGGGTTAATGTTTAAAAACCTTTCACTACTCAAATTTGGAAAACTTAGACAGAAGATGCAAAATCCTTCCAAGAGGAAGGCATTGGATTTTCTAAGTTCTGGTGGTGACCCAGCTGCACAAACTGGAGTACAAGCGGTAAAGAGATCACCGAAAATAGATAAGAACCCATTGATAAGTGCTCTGGATGCAAAGAATAAAACAACTGCAATTGAAATTTTAGATTTCTTTGGGTCGAAAAGAACAGAACAAAGATTACGTGGAAGTGTAAAGAGACTTAGAGATTCTCTCGTCAATACCTTTGATATTGCAGCGATTCTTAAGTCTGTAATTATTGGTATTACAAAACAGTTAGGAGATGCACCTAACAAACTAAAAGGAAAAGGTGGTGGTGGATTACTTGGCGGAATATTTAATTTCTTGAAGAATGGTATTCTGAAATTAATCGGAGGACTTGGTTCAAAGATATTAGGAATTTTAGGAGGAATTATTCGTTTACTTCCTGGTCTTGCTGGATTTGCAATACCTGCGTTGGTTCTTGGTGGAATATCATACGCTGTTGTGAATGAAGATTTCCGTAACGCAGTGCAAGGATTACTCCCTGGATCAGACACAGATGAAACTGTTGATGAACGAATAGAACGAGACGGTGGGGAAGCAACTGCTGAAGCACTGCGACAAGAACAGCAAGAAAAAAGAGAAAGCAGAAATCCTCTTCAAAATTTCTTCTATGGCAACATCATGGGAGAAAATGCAGAATATGAGAAACAGATAAAGAAAGCAGAAGAATCAGGAGTCACCGGTTCTGGAACTCAAACTCCTCCAGTTAGATCAACAACTCCTGTTCTTCCTGGTGTTCGTCCAAAAGGAACTGGTACTGAGGGTGATCCAGTAGTCGAAGGAGATGATAGAGAATACTTATTGAGACTAATGGTTGCGGAAGCAGGTGGTGAAGGTGAACTTGGAATGGCTGCTGTTGGAAGATCTGTTCTGAACAGAGCAGGATTAATTCAAGGTGGTGATGTAGGTGCTGGCACATTCATGGCTAAGAGTGGTAACATCCGAGATGTTATCAACGCTGAAAATCAATATCAACCTGTTAGTGAGGGTAAATTAACTAGAAATCTTACTGCAGATGAAAGAGCAAGAGCAGAAGCAGCCTTGCAACTTGCAGAAGATAGAGCAAGACTTAATAAGAGATTGATTGAAGCAGGAAAATCTGAGTTGGAAGCACAGAGAATAGGTGCCTCTACTGGATTTAGAACTCATGGTGCATACTATGATTCATCACAGGAAGTTAATGTCACTGAACTTGGTGGACATCGTTTCAATACTGCTGGTAATCGAAATCTTAAGTTACCAACATTAGAATTAGTGCCACCTGCTAAACGACCAGCAGCATCAGAATCTTTGATAGAAGGGCAAAATGTTTCTGCTGATGTCAGTCAAACTGCACCTCAAGAAATTGCAAGAGAAGAAAGTGCAGACGATGGATTACCTGCTGAACTTGCTGCCATCATACAAATGGCAGGACTTTTGAGTGGAGGGAAGAAACAACAAGCAGCATCACAACCATCAGGAGGTGAGGGTATTATCAATCCATCATCAAATGACAAAGGTGGAAGTCCTTCTGTAGCATTTTTAACTCCATTCAATCCTGATAGTTTGGATGGCATCGGATCCAAATTGATTTACAGCGTAATAGATTGATAAGAATATGAGAACAATACTCAAGTCACCGCTAAAAAAAGCTGCTAATAATATTTCTAGAATTGGATTTAGTCCGAAAGCAAGGAGAGTTCGTGCGTTTGATTTTGATCGCAGATCAGAGTATGTAAAATTTGCTGACTTTATTAATAACAGTTCTAAGGAGTTAGCGGATGAACCATTACCATCAAAAAGAAAACTTAAAAAATTAGCAAACTTTGAAGTTGCTGCTGGTGGTGGTGGACTTGGTGGACTAGCCGGACTTTTGGGTGGACTTGGTTCTTTGGCACTTGGAGGTTTGGGATTCCCTGGTTTTAATATTCCTAGACCTAAATTTGGTATTGGTAGAAGAAGAGGAGGTGGAAGACGTAGAAACCAAAGACGAGAGGATAGGAGGAGAAGAAGACAAGAACAAAGAAGAAGACAACGACAGAACCGTAATCGGCAAAGAGGGCGCACTAGAAATGCATCAAAGGCAGCACGCCAGAGATATGCTAGAAGATTTGGTGGTGATGCTGCTAGGAGAAGATTTAGAAATAATGTAGGGGGAAGACCAGTTCGTGGGATACAAAAATTTACACGCCCACTTGCTCGTGCTGGTAGAATGGGACTTACCGGTGGTAGAGCAGTGCTACGTGCAGGCAAAGCATTGATGCGTGGTGTATCTAGAATTCCTATCATTGGATCCATACTGGCAGGTGTCTACACTTATTTCCAAGACGTAGAGGGTGGTGATGATCCTAACTTGCCTGGTGGTGGACCAGATGGAAAACCGGATATGAATCTGACCAAGGCGCTATTCAGTGCCGGTGGTGCTGCTCTTGGTGGATTACTCGGATCATTTATTCCTATCCCTGTGATTGGAACGTTACTCGGTGGTATTATTGGTGAGTATATTGGTGATCTTGCTTACATATTAGTAAAAGGTGGTGGATTCCAAGCAGTTGGACAAAAATTAAAAGATGATCTTAAGAAACTTTTAACTGTTGGAAGCAAAGTTCTTAGTTGGGCAGGAAGAGGTTTTGATAGATTCAAAATGGGATTTCCAAAATTTAAACTTCCTAAAATTCTTGGTGGATTTGAGGTTCTTGATCTAAGACCTGGAAAAGTTACTGAAGGTGTTTTGAAACTTCCAAGAGCATTCTTTACGAATCTGCCAATGAATGAGACTAAAGAGGAAGAAGTAGAAAGATTGAAGAGGGAAGAAGAGTTAAGAAAATTAGAAGAAAAGGCAAATAAACAACAAGATTCTGATCAATTACCATATACAACTACTGAAGATGGTGAAGTTGTTCGTACAGATGGTGTCGAACCTGCTCAGGATCTACAACTCACACCAATGTCCAATACTGTGAATACTGGTTTGACAAATATTGTTCCTACTGCAAACCTTATGTCTAAAGGTGTTGGAACTGGCCAGGCAGTGACTGGTGTAGTTGGTATGACTAGCGGTAGAGGTAGAAGATGGGGTGGGCATCATGCTGGTGTTGACATTGGAACATCAGGACAAGCAGGATGGCATGTTTCATTCGCTTTGAATGGAATTGTTACTGATGCAGGAACTTTTGGTACTTATGGTAAACTTGTTGTCATCACCTGTGGAGACAGAGACTTTACCTTTGCACACCTGAAGAGAATTGATGTGCGTAAAGGTCAAAGATATACTGGACAAATCATTGGTGAAATTGGTAATACCGGTGGTGGCAATAACACTGGTATCCATCTACACTTTGAAGCAGCACCTAAAGGCATGGGTGGTAGACCAGGAAATGATTTGGATCCGATGCCATTCGTTAAGTATCTCCGAATCGGTAGACTTGGTGTGGGATCACCACAAACCCAATTCCTAGCCAGAGAAAACTCTGATACTAGTGGTACTGTAACAACTGATAGTAGTGGTCGTCAGGTAGAAGTCAATCCTGCTACTGGAGATACTAGAGTGATTGCAGCAGATCCTAGACGGGAAAGACAGAAGAATTATAATGAAATTATGATGGGAAGTTTAATGCAGGTTGCTGCTTTACTTGTTGCTGCACCAGAACAAGATGAATCTCAACCTCAAGTTGCTACACTCCCTGTACCATTACCTGCAGATAAAGATAGTGGTAGCAAAGGCGAAACTACTTCTACCGCACAAGTTGCTAGTTCACAAGCATTAAATACTTACTGGCAAGCAACCATGTTCACTAAATTATCATAACGTAATGCAGCAAGCAACGACGGTACTCAAATATAATACAGTAAACATCACTTCTCTTGATGGCAAGAAAAGTATTGACCTAACAGCAAACCTTGTACAGACAGATTACTTTGAAGATCTTCTGGAACCATGTGTGAGTGCTCAGTTGTCAATTGTAGCAAGTTATGATATAGTAGAAGGTCTGCCAATACGAGGAGGAGAAAAAGTTATTATAGATTTGGAAACTTATTCTGGACCATTTAAACAAGAGTTCTTTGTTTATAAAGTAAGTGATACAACTATGTCAAAACAAAAGTCATCTTTCATTTTACATTTAGTTCCAAATGAGTATGCGACTAATGAATTTAAACAGGTCGGAAAAAAGTTTCAATATATTCCCATTGATATACATGTTAGAGAAATCCTGACAGACATTCTCCAAACAAAAAAAATTGGTGTGATAGAAAATACTTCCAATTCTCTTTCTTTCTTTGGTAATCTCAGGAAACCATTTTACTTACTCAGATGGTTGGGCCCGAAGTCTCAATCTGCAGTAGGAACTGGTGCAAAAGGAGAAGACACTTCAAAAAGTGATAATGATACTGATATGCAAGCACATGGAACAGCAGGATTTATTTTCTATCAGAATCGAGATGGGTTTCACTTTAGAAGCATTGATAGTTTAGCATCGAAAACTAGAGTTCAGTTTGCAAGCGCCGACGAAGAGAAGTTATTTACATATACTACAGGAGAAGTTATCAAAGCAGGTGAAGATCAGAATGCAACAAAAATTATACAGTACTTTTTTGAAAAGAATATTGATGTTAGGAAGTCATTGAGAGTTGGTATGTATACCAACCGAATTACTAATTTTAGTCCAAAGACTCATCAAGTTTCTTCCTATACTTACGATTTGAAAGAAGAACTAGGTTCTGAAAAACTTGGTAAGGAGACTGATATATCCACTCCTGTTGAGTTACTTCAAGGTCGTCCTACAAGAAATTATTTCAATATTTCTGATGAAGGAGTTCATAGTTCATCAGGTGCCGTGGAGGCAAATCAGATACGAACTGTTGACGCTAGATCCCATTCTAGGTATAATTTATTGTTCACACAGGGACTAAATATTCTCATACCATGCAATGTCCAACTAAAAGTTGGAGATATAATTCGATGTATCTTCAACAAAGTAGAAGGCGGATCACAAAAAACAAATCTGCAAAACACAAGTGGTTTGTATTTGATTAAAGAATTGAGACATCATTTTTCTGCTAATCAAAATACTACATCTCTAAAATTAGTTAGAGATTCTTACGGTTTACAATAAAGGAGGACCAAAATGGAAAACATTGAAGCACACATCAAGAAGGATAAAGAGATCCTTCAAGACCCCACAACTAATCCACAGATGCGTCGTCACATTGAAGGCGAACTACATGATCTAGAAGAGTATGCGGAGCATCACAAAAAAGAAATTGAAGCAGGAGATCACCACGATCCAAACTATTTGGAATTATTCTGCGATCAAAATCCATCAGAACCAGAGTGTCTTATTTACGACGACTAAACTATAATGATTGATGAGTCTCTCTTAAAAACTAATTTTGCTGGCAAAGATGGTTTCACTTGGTGGATTGGTAGAGTTGCCAGTCCATCTGTGTGGAAAAACACTGATACTGTCATGTCTCAGAATAATGACAAGGGGCATAGAGTAAAAGTTAGAATCATTGGTTATCATCCTTGGGATAATAATGAACTTCCTGAGAATGAATTGCCATGGGCAGAAGTTTTATCCAACCCTCAGACCGGAGGTGGTGTAGCAACAAGAGGTGAGACGATGAATCTCATCGGTGGTGAAACTGCTGTAGGTTTCTTCCTGGATGGTGAGGAGGCACAGCAACCTGTTATTTTTGGACTCTTACATAAGAGTGGAAATGTCGAAGAAACTGTAAGGGAGACAGATGCTATATCAAAAGGATTATCTTTCGGAACCTGGGACCCACCAGGACCTCCTACTACTCAACCAGTTCCTGAGACTGAATCTGTTTCTAAAGGAAACACTGGAAAGGTAAAACCAGCAAGAAAGGATGGATCTTTCACTCCTACTGGTGGAAGAACAGTAGAACAACTTTTTGGTAAAGAAACTGCAGCTGAGTTTAGAACTGAAGCACTCGGAACTGAAAAAGTAGAACCAGGAACAACATGCAGTGACAGTTACATTGGAAAAATTACACAGGTACTTACCGACTTCATTGCTTTATCAAATACCGTAGAAAAAACACTTGATGTTTATGTCGATCCCGTTCTGAACGAGGTTGTTGACATGACCTATCAGATCAAAAAGTTTGCGAAGAGAACCATGGGCATCATTAAGATGGTGCTCAATAATATTAGAGATGGTTTGTTCAAAAAGTTGAACCTTCTTTTCAGTGAGTTTCTTGGGTTTCTGAATATAGTAAATCCATTTTCATTCATAACATCACCAGCAGCACAGAAAGGATTTATGCAGATCCTTGCTTTAATTTACTGTCTGTTTGAAAAATTACTTGGTGAACTTTTGAACTTCTTGATCAACATGTTTGAGACTTTGCTTGGTCGTGTTATCAATGGACCATTCTGTGCGGTGGAACAGTTTGTTCAAGGTATACTGGCAAAAGTCATGGACGCATTGGAGAAGGGACTGGAACCAGTTTTGAAAGGTCTTGATTGGTTAATGGGTGGACTTTCATCTGTTAGAGATGTTCTCAATACGGTAAGTAGTTTAGCAACTAAGATCTTCAACTTCATTGGATGTGATGGTTTGAAGTGTACCACTCCAAGTAGTTGGATTTCTTCAATAAATGGATCACTAGAAGAGAAGCGTGATGATTGGGGAAGACAAGTTGCTGGTATCAATGTATTCAGAAATGCAAATACTGAACTATCCAAATTTGCAAAGATGGCAGATGAGGGAACAATAGATTTATTTGGAACCGAAGGAGATAAGAGTTATAAAAATCAAAAGTATAGAGGATCAAATTTAGAAGATATCCTGAGAGATGTTGATCGATTAACTGGAGGACAAGCTGCTAAGAAATTTAACAAAGGACTGGATTCAATTGAAGCAGCACTTGCCACAAGTACGTTATTCAATGGTGAAAATAATATATTCAATGCTTGTAATAATAGCATTAACACTCCACAAACTCAATTCAATATGATGCCAATGCCGATTGGTTACAAATATGAGTATTGTCTCCCACCAAAAGTAAAGATCAGAGGAGATGGAAGAGGAGCACAACTCAGGGCGATTGTTGGTAATCGAGGAGAAATATTTTCTGTAGAAGTTGTTAGAGGAGGAAAGAACTACACCAGAAAAGGAACATCTCTTGTTATTATTGATAATAGTGGACATGGCCGTGGAGCACAAGCACGACCGATTGTTAAGGACGGTAAAATTAAAAGCGTAGTTGTCACTGCATCAGGCAGAGGTTACTGTCCAAACGTTCCTTATTCGGATCCTACTGCAGAGGGAC